CGTATGAATAATACGATTTTTGAACAATAAACAAATGTTAATTAGCTAATTAAGAGGAGAATAAACCTATGGCATTTCAAGTATCACCAGGTGTTCTCGTACAAGAAAAAGATTTAACTAGAATTATACCTGCAGTATCAACATCAATTGGTGCTATTGCTGGCGAATTTAGAAAAGGACCTTTAGACGAGGTTGTGGCTATCTCTAGTGAACAAGAGCTTGTAGATACATTCGGTAAACCAGATTCAAATAACTTTGAATACTTTTTTACTGCTGCTAACTTTCTACAATACTCTAATGCTTTGAGAGTAGTACGAGCATCAAATACAAGCGTAACCAATGCTACTGCTAATGGTTCAAGTATAACTATCAATAATAATGATGACTATACTTCAAACTATTCAACAGGTCAAGCGGCTGTTGGTGCGTGGGCAGCTAGAACAGCAGGAGCGTGGGGTAATAACCTATCTGTTTCTGTTTGTGAATCAGCTGACGCTTTTGAAAAACAAGCGGTAACAACTGTAAACGACAGCGCTACGGCGACTGGCGACACAACAGTAATTTTAACAGATTCATCAGGAATCACAGTAGGCGACATTGTAGCATTTTCAACTACAGCGGCTACAAATGATTATACTGATGGACACGAATATAGAGTAACAGTAAACGATACAGGTTCTAATACTATCACTATCGTTAGAAAAGAAACGGGTACAGGTGGCTTACACGCTGCTATAACTGATGGTTGTAACGTTAGAAGAAGATGGAGATATTATGACTCTGTTGACGGTGCTCCAGGTACTTCACCTTATGCTTCAGCAAGAGGTGGTTCTAATGATGAGATGCACGTTGTAGTTATTGACGAAGACGGTGGCATTTCAGGTACTGTTGGTCAAGTAATTGAAACTTACTCTAAAGTATCAAAAGGTGCTGACGCTAAAACAAGCGAAGGCGGAACAAACTACTATCCAGATGTTATCTTTAATAGATCAGCATACATTTACTGGATGGATCACTCAACACTAGGCGTTACAAACGGCTTTGGTTCAAATGTTGCTAGCAAAGATTTTGATGGCACATCAGCAATCACAGCTACAGTAACAACTTCACTATCAGCAGGTTCTAATGGTTCAGCTGTAACAGCAGGCCAATTAAAAACTGCTTATGAGAAGTTCCAAGACGCTGAAACTGTTGACGTTGGTTTAATCATTGGTGGTAAAACACCTAATGAAACAATTGGAACTCCAGGCGATGGTAAAAATCACGTAAATGATCTTTTACAAATTGCTGAAGATAGAAAAGACGCTATTGCGTTTGTTTCTCCTCCAAGAAACCACGTTGTTGATATAACTAATACAACTACAATCACTAATAATATCATTGATTTCTATGAAGATATTAATTCTTCTTCATATGTTGTTTTTGATAGTGGTTACAAATATATGTACGACAGATATAATGACGTATATAGATATGTACCATTAAATGGTGATATGGCTGGTTTGGCTGCTAGAACAGACTTAACAGCTGACGCTTGGTACTCACCTGCTGGCTTTAACAGAGGTCAAGTAAGAGGCGTAGTTAAATTAGCTTACAATCCAACTAAAGCACAAAGAGATCAATTGTATCCTAAGAGAGTAAATCCTGTGGCATTCTTCCCAGGACAAGGTACAGTCCTTTTTGGTGACAAAACTGGATTATCAGCGCCGTCTGCATTTGATAGAATCAACGTAAGAAGATTGTTTATCGTACTAGAAAAAGCAATCTCTACTGCTTCTAAATTCCAACTCTTTGAGTTCAATGATGAATTTACAAGAGCTAACTTTAGAAATATCGTAGAGCCATTCTTACGAGAAGTACAAGGTAGACGAGGTATCACAGACTTCCTAGTAGTATGTGATGAAACTAACAATACAGGCGAAGTAATTGACCGTAATGAGTTTATAGCAGAAATCTTTATAAAACCTGCTAGATCAATTAACTTTATTACACTTCAATTCATCGCAACCAGAACTGGCGTCAGCTTTGACGAAGTTGCTGGCGGTTAATAGTAGAGAAGGAGAATAAAATATGCCAAACATAAACGACTTCAAAGCTAAACTTGCTGGTGGTGGCGCTAGAGCCAATCAGTTTAAGGTAACAATGCCTTTTCCTGGTTACGCACAAGTTGGTGGCGAAATAGAAGACCTTGCTTTTTTATGTCAAGCGACTACAATTCCAGCTATGACAGTTGGAACTGTAAACGTACCTTTTAGAGGTAGAAACATAAAAATAGCAGGTGATAGAACAATTGAAGAATGGTCTGTGACTGTTTACAATGATACAAACTTTAAATTAAGAAATGCTTTTGAAAGATGGCAAAACGGTATCAACAATATGTCTGATAACGAAGGCTTAACTAATCCAGTTGATTATCAAGTGGATGCGTTTGTAGATCATTTAGATAGAAACGGTAATACGATTAAATCATATACTTTAAGAGGAGCTTTCCCTACAAGTATAGGTGCGATTGACCTAGATTATGAAGAAAAAACTGCTATTGAACTATTCCCAGTAGTATTTCAATATCAATACTTTGAAACAAATACTACAACTTAATATTAGTAAAGGTGGCCTGGTTCTCCAGGCCGCCTTTTAAAAACTCTTATAAGTAGTAGTAACAGGAGAATAAATTATGGCTGAATTATTTGGATTTAGTATTACAAGGGCTAAAAAACAAGCCGATCCAAAACAAAGTTTCACAACAACCCAAGCAGATGACGGTACACAAACTGTTGCCGCTGGAGGTTATTTTGGTCAGTACCTTGATATGGAAGGTACGGCAAAGAGTGAGGCGGATCTAATACGAAGATATAGAGAAGTAGCTTTACACCCCGAGTGTGATATGGCAATTGAAGATATTGTCAACGAAGCTATTGTCGCTAATGAATTGAAAGATGCTGTAAGAGTAAATGTATCAGATTTACCTTATGGAAAAGAAGTAAGAAACAAAATAGAAGACGAATTTAAAACTGTATTAAGATTATTAAACTTTAATACAAAAGGCCACGACATCTTTAGAAGATGGTATGTAGATGGCAGAATTTATTATCACAAAATTATAGATAGAAATTCACCTGTAAAAGGAATTACAGAATTAAAATATATTGATCCTCGTAAAGTTAAAAAGATTAGAGAGATCAGAAAGAAAAGACCAGACGGACCTGTGCCACACGGCCTTTCAGTTGTAGATGAGTATGTTGAATACTTTGTTTATAATGAAAAAGGTGTTTCTGGTTCAACTTCAGGTGCTGGTATTAAAATAGCACCAGACACAATTGCTTTTTGTCCTTCAGGATTAATTGACCAAAACAAAAATATGGTATTGTCTTACTTACATAAGGCAATTAAACCTGTTAATCAGTTAAGAATGATTGAAGACGCTACTGTTATTTACAGAATAGCAAGAGCACCAGAAAGAAGAATATTTAAGATTGACGTTGGTAATTTACCAAAAGTAAAAGCTGAACAATATCTACGTGATGTAATGGCAAGATATAGAAACAAACTTGTTTATGACGCTTCTACAGGTGAGATTAGAGATGACAGAAACTATATGTCAATGTTAGAAGATTTTTGGTTACCGAGTAGAGAGGGTGGTAGAGGTACAGATATTACTACACTACCTGGCGGACAAAATCTTGGAGAGATTGCTGATATAGAATACTTTAGAGCAAAACTTTATAGAAGTTTAAATGTCCCGGCAAGTAGATTAGAGGCAAATCAAGGATTTAATTTAGGTAGAGCTTCAGAAATTACTAGAGATGAATTGAAGTTTACTAAATTTGTTCAAAGATTAAGAAAGAAATTTACTGAACTTTTTAACGATTTATTAAGAACACAATTGATCTTAAAAGGTATCATAAATGAAGACGATTGGTATACAGTAAGAGATAGTGTACAATATGATTTCTTACAAGACGGCCATTTCGCTGAATTAAAACAAACAGAAATGTTAAGAGAAAGATTAGCATTGGCCAATGAAATGAGAGATTACATTGGTAAATTCTTTTCTGTTCAGTATGTTAGAAAAAATGTACTTAAACAAAACGAAAGAGAAATTGAGGATATGGATAAACAAATCAAAAAAGAAATTGATGATGGCATTATTGCTAGTCCAACTGCTCAATCAACCGACACAGATTTATAAGGAGTAAATTATGACAGATGTAAATGACAATACAAAAAACTTTATTGACCAACTATCAAACGGTAATAACGCTGATGCTGGTGAAGCTTTTAAAGACGCTTTAAGAGATAAAGTAGCTAGTGCTTTAGATAACGCTAGAAAAGATATAGCAAGTAATATGTTCAATGGAAATGTTGAGGCCGCTGACCACAGCGACCCTAAACCTGTAGTTGCTGATCCAGGAACTTTTAATCCTGACGGTTCAATTTCGCCTACTACAACAGCTGGTCAAGCTGCTGATGGTGAGGCTCAAATAAATTTATCACAAGGTGTTGAAGATGCAGGTGAGCCAAATAGTTAGAGAAAATTTAGAAATAGATTCTCAATCATTTAAGGATTTAAGCCCTTTAATGAAAGAAGCTGTAAGTGACGTTTTTAAATTAATAGAAAAAGAAACTGGTGATATTATAACTAGATTTGAAAATGCTGTTGATAAAGTAGCAAAATTTCATAATATAAATTCAGAAAGATTTAATGATTATTTTGATAAAGAAATATTAGAACAATTAGGAGAAAAATAAAATGGCATATCAAGGCTCAATAAAACTTAAAGGTGCCACTACAACAGCTGGTAGTCCTATATCAGCTAGTAATTTTGGTAGAGCTCACTTTGTAAGAGTACAAACACAAGCGGCTGCTAATACTGTTACCGTAAAATCTGGTAGTGATGTAGTAGGATCTTTAATTTTAGTAATTGCTGGTGACAGCGTTATAATTGAAAAAGATGAAGCTCATACAGTTGAAACAACAGGTAATGCTGTAGGTTCAGCAGTTTCTTCAACTAGATAATATGACAATATCTACTACCAAGTTAGTTGATGATAATGATAAAATTATTGTTAATGCTAATGGTGTAGGTAGTGAAACAGATCAAACACTTGTTGATGTTGTAAATTCAAACAACGCTTCAAGTGAACCAAAAGTTTCAATTGCTAATATACAATACGAAGTTGTTGGCACAGGAGATGTAACTGTATTTTTTAAAGGTGATACATCAAAAAAAATTATAATAAATGGTAGAGGTAATTATGGCCTTAAACCAAGTGAAGAAAGAATTAAAGACGCTATAGGAGATATTTTATTAACAAGTGACTCTAATGTTACAAAATATAATATCGTTATAGAGGCACAAAAGGAATCGGGTTATACAAATGGCTGATACAGTAACAACACAAACAATCGCTGACACATCTGGTGTTAAGTTTGTAACTAAACTAACAAACATATCAGATGGTACAGGTGAAACTTTAGTCAGAAAAGTTGACGCTTCTGAACTCACTTTTATGACCGAAGATGGTAATAGAAAGATTAGTAAAATTTGGTTTTCAATTAACACAGCAAACTCAAAATCGGCCGTTGAATTAATATGGGCTGGTGCTACAAATGCTACTGCTATGTTATTGTCAGGACAAGGTTATTTTGACTTTAGACCTGCTGGTGATGAAATACCAAACAATGCTACAACACCAACTGGTGATGTATTATTATCAACTAAAAGCTTTGCTAACGGTGATAATTACACAATTATAGTAGAGTTTAGATAAAAAAGTTTATAAATATATACATAAGAGAGAGAATTTATGAAACTTATTTCCGAAGAAGTACAAAACGCCGAATATCTTGTAGAAGAAAATAACGGCAAAAAAGAATACAAAATAAGAGGTGTATTCTTACAATCTGAAATTAAAAATAGAAATGGAAGAGTCTATCCAACTGAAGTGTTGGTTAGAGAAGTGAACAGATATACAAAAGAATTTATCAATAAAAACAGAGCCTTTGGTGAGTTGGGACATCCAGATGGACCAACAGTTAATTTAGAAAGAGTTTGTCATATGGTTAAGTCTTTGAAACAAGACGGCAAAGATTTTATTGGTGAAGCAAAAATTATGGACACACCATACGGAAAGATCGTAAAAGGTCTTATTGACGAGGGTGCTCAATTAGGAGTATCTAGTCGAGGTATGGGGTCTTTAATACAAAGAAACGGTGTAAACTATGTAAAAGATGATTTTTACTTAGCTACGGCCGCTGATATTGTGGCAGATCCATCTGCTCCGGATGCTTTCGTTGAAGGTATTATGGAAAGTAGAGAGTGGGTTTGGGACAATGGTGTACTCAAGGAAAAAGACATAGAATCTTGGAAAAATCAAGTCCGTACTGCTAGACAGCGTTCATTAGAAGAAGCTAAATTAAAAGTCTTCGAATCGTTTCTTAAAAAGCTATAGTTTTATAAATATACATTACAAAGAAAATTTATAAACGTTTATAAAGAAAAAAGGAGATTTTCAATGGCCGAAACAGAAAAAACTATTGAGGCGATGGAACAAGAAGCTGTGGTAGAAGCTAATGCTGCTAACCCTATGGCTGATGCTCCAAAAAAGAATGCTGTAGCGGCTGAACCTTCTCATCTGAAAAATGATGCTGAAGATTTAGGTGCAGCTGTTGTAAAACCAACAGACAGTAATCCTGACGCCACAAAGAAAATGAAACAAGTTTCTGGAGATCCTCAACAAAAAGCACAAGGTTCAGCTGACGCTATGCCTAAGCTTAAAGAGGAAGAAGAAGCTGATTCGGATGAGAAAAAATCTGAAGTTAAAGAAGGCGAAATGCCTAAAGCAGCTCTTGACGCTTTAGAGAAATCTAAAGAGAAAAAAGAGATGTCACACGAAGACGAAAAGAAAAAAGATATGAAAGAAGAGTCTGAAGAAGACACTATTGACGTATCTGCTGACGTTGAAGCTTTAACTAAAGACGAAGACTTATCTGAAGACTTTAAAGCAAAAGCATCTACAATTTTTGAAGCAGCTCTGAAATCAAAAGTTTCAGAAATGA